GACGTTGGACAGATTCTGATTTTGTAAGATTTAGATACGGATTACCTGAAAAAATAGGTGGTTGGATTTTTTTAGTAAGTGATACTTTAATTGGTGTTGCAAGAGATATGCACGCTTGGACAGATTTAGATGGTGTAAGATACACGGCCATCGGAACAGATAGAAAATTATATGTTTACACCGAAGGTGTTGTTTATGATATTACTCCTATAAGAAGAACCAGTGGCACGCTCACAAATCCTTTCGCAACTGTTAATAATAGTGCCACTGTAACTGTTACTGATAGTGGACACGGAGCTGAAGTAGGAGATTTTGTAACTTTCTCTGATAGTTCAACAAGCAATGTTGTTAATAACTTAGAAATGAACGCTCAATTTCAAATTACAAGTGTTACAGACGCAAGCACGTACACAGTTACTTATACAAACTCATCAGGGGCCAGCACTCTAGCAGACGCTACAGGTAACGGAGGCGGAAGCGTTACAGCAACTTATCAAATTGGTGTTGGAACAGCAGTATCGCAATATGGTTATGGTTGGGGTACATATCAGTGGGGTAAAGAAGCTTGGGGCACAGCTAGATCGTCTTCTAATGTTACTATTGAAGGTAGAAATTGGTCTTTTGATAATTTTGGTGAAGATTTATTAGCGACAGTTAATAACGGATCGACATTTAGATGGGACACGTCTGCTGGAACAGGCACACCTGCTGCTATAGTATCAAGCGCTCCTACAGTTTCTAGATTTAATTTAGTATCTATGCCTGATAGACACACTTTTTTATTTGGAACTGAAACAACAATAGGATCAGGAACATCACAAGATGCTTTATTTTTAAGATTTTCTTCTCAAGAGAGTTTCAGTGATTGGACTCCAAGTTCAAGTAACACAGCAGGATCATTTCGTATTCAAGATGGATCAAAAATAGTCACAGCGGTTAGATCTCGTAACGCTGTGTTGGTTTGGACTGATACTTCATTAAATGCTTTACAATTTGTTGGAGCTCCTTTTACTTTTAACCTGACACAAATAGGTGCAAACTGTGGTGCAGTATCTTTACATTGTGCTGTTGACGTTAATGGAACTGCTTTTTGGATGTCACAAAATTCTTTTTATAAATTTGATGGTGCTATTTCTAAAATGCCATGTTCTGTTCAAGATTATGTCTTTGAAGATTTTAGTATAACCAATCAACCAGAAACTTATGCTGCGGTTAATTCAGAGTTTAATGAAGTTACATGGTTTTATACATCTAATAGTGCTACACAGATAGACAGGTTTGTTACTTATAATTATTTAGAAGATTGTTGGGCGACAGGATCTTTAGCTAGAACAACTTGGCAGGATTATGGTGTATATCAGAAGCCCTACGCTACTGAATATTCAACCACGGACACCGGAACAAATCCTACTGCTTTTGGTGTGACTGCTGGCGCAACAACTTTATATCAACATGAAACAGGAACAGATAACGTAACTACAGGAATACCAGCTTTCATAGAATCAGGTGACTTTGATATCGCAGATGGTCAACCTTTTTTACATATAGGTAGAGGAATTCCAAATTTTAAAAATCTAACAGGCTCTGTAGACTTAAAACTAAACTTTAAATCATATCCTAGCTCTTCAGCTGTCACATCTGCAACAAGAACTATTACATCAACAACTGATAAATTTGATTTAAGAGGCAGGGGCAGACAAGCAAACATACGTATTGAAAGTGACGCTGCAGGTGATAACTGGAGATATGGAACTTTAAGATTAGATGTTCAACCAGATGGAGGCAGATAATGGCTAAAATAACAACAACTAGGTTTCCTCAAGCAACACCAGAATATCAACCAAGCATAATTGATATCCTTACCAGATTGTTAGAACAAATAGTTCAACAATTAAATTTTGGTTATCAACAAGATATAAAAGACGAATCATCAGCAAGGACGTGGTTTCTTGGCTGATTTATTTAAAAGTTTTTCTAAAACAGGGACAAGCTCAGCAGCAGCGGTATATACTGTTCCAACACCTGATTCAGGTGCTGTGCCTCCTGTATTACCAACAACTGCTATAGTAAAAAGCATTAGACTGTCTAACGCTACTGGAGGGTCTATTACACCTAGCATAACCATGACAGACAATAGTAATTCTGATTTAGCTACTGTTCTATATTCTACTGCGGTAGCCGCTGGAGGTTTTACTGAGGTATTAGATCAACCTATTGTTTTAGAACAACAAGATGCTATAAATATAACAGGCAATGGCCTTGTAATATTAGTAAGTATAATGGAGATAACCTAATGAAAAAAGTTAAAGATAGTGAAGTAGTTGGACATGAAATAGTAAACGGACAAAAAGTTCCTATTATTCATCCTGAAGTTCATATGGAAATTGTAAACCTAAAAACAGGCGTTGAATATGATTCTGAATTAGATGCCGACAACGATGTGGCCGACCCTAATACAGAAACAACAATTAATGATATTAAAAAAGATGTACTTGTTAAGGTAGTAAAACTACCAGAATTTTTTGGTACTAATGAGAATAGTTAAATTGCCTGGCTATTGTTTGTAGGACATTCAGGATCATGACACCTACATGCCGTTATATGATCTTTAAACTTTTTCTCTAAATGTTCTCTTTCTCTTTCTACTACTAATAATCTCTCATGATATCTTCCAACTTTATCAGCCAAGTTGGCAATGGCTTTCAATACGTCACTCATAGACATTTCCATGTTTTTCTCCTTCTCTAAATTTTTGGGGTAAGAATTAATCTAAACAGTCAGTAATAAAATTTCAAGAAATTTTTTAAAATTGTTTACTTGACTTTTGACTTAAATTGTTTTCCACCCTTTGGGGTGTGGAATACAGTGTTCTGTCTTTATACCCTCTTTCATGGTTAACAAAATATCACCACTAATGCTAATTCTAGCATCGTCCTTAGTATTTGTTTCTGTGTAATGAAGAAGACCACTAGGAAATATTAAAAAATCTCCTGTTCGCACAGGAAAAATATAGCTAGCAAAATTAAACTGATTCCAATCAACTATGTATTCTTTTGTGGGTGGTATAAATAAACCTGTTTGAGCAGCTAATTCTTTTTCAAAATGTATGTTGCCCATGTCATTGTTTTGCACGTAATAAACCATACTAAAATGACTAGCTGTGTGTTTATGACTGGCTATATGTTGATCTTTAACAGTGTATGTTGCCCAAGCTTTTGTAATATGTGCATCAAATTTATCTTCACTATAACCTTTAGCCTTTAAGAAATCTGATATATGAAACTCTAATTTAGAAAATAAAGATTTATATCTAACATCCGTGTGTAAATCATCTTTTGCCTGCTCTAAATCTGTAAACATAGTGTTACCTTTTACGTCCGTAGTAGCTGCTGTGCTGCCAGGACTAGCTTTTACAAAAGACTCAATATGAGGTTTTATTTCTTGATTTATTTCTTTGTTTTCTTGTATGTGTGTTTGATAAATTGTTTCTCCAAATAAACTATTTATTCTTACTTCTTTCTGCATATTGCACTCCTAAATATTCTATCTTTGTTATCCAACCTTTTGGAAGTGCTATGGCACCTCCTCCATGATTATCATCTTTATCTAGACACCAAGAACGCATAATTACCATCTTTTCTTTGTTATTAACTATCATCCACCCTACCTCTTGGCACAAGGCTAACGGAGCATTAACAATTTCTTTTGCAGATAACCATCCTGTTTCCATATCACGAGCATCTAACCACGTAACACGGACCATAGGCACTTTCTTAATGTCTATTTTCATGACTAATTTCTGTTTGCACTATACAATAAAAATGCCTATAATCACAGAATTAAAAAGGTTTTACTCAAGACTAACCTCCTTGCATTACAAACAAGCCATAAGTTGCAAAGGATATTATGTTTAAAAAAATTTTTAGAAAACTCAGAAAAGTAGCGGGAGATGCTGCACCTATAATTGGTGCCTTAACAGGTAATCCATTATTGGCAGCCGGTATCGGTGCTTTTGCTAGTGAGGATCCTGTTAAAAGTGCTTTATTAGGAGCCGCTGGAGGCTTTGGTGGTAAAGCTTTTGGCATGGGCGGCGGAGGTGCTGGACTAGGATCTTTTGACCTTGGTAAAATTTTTGGCAATGCAGGAACCATGGCATCAAACTTTTTTAGAGGTCCACTAACAACTACAGCGCCAGGTCAGGCCAATCAATATGGGAAATCTGGTTTAATGAGTTTACTTGGTGGAATAGAAAAAGCTGCAGGAAGTAACATAGGCAAGTTAGCTATACCAGCGGCCTTATCGTTTATTACGCAAAGAGCTTTACAGAAAGATATAGATGAACCAGCAGATATAAATGCTTATAGATCTTTAATAGATGAAAAATATGGAGACATTACAGGCGGTAGTCCTTTTGCAAAAGACAGAATCAGAGGAACTAAATACAATCCTGAAGATGGCAAATACTATGACATGGTTAAGGATGGTGAGTACAAAAATTTTGAAGTAGACGAAGAAGGCAAAATAACAAATTTAAAAAGTGGTGGTATAACAAAATTAAATATGGGAGGTAATCCTTTCATGCAAAGAAATAGAGTGAAAGGAAACTTTGGTATTAGACGTTTAAACAAAGGTGGTGATGGCAAAGGTATAGCTACATATTTTCCTAGAAAGTTTGGTATGATTCGTGGACCAGGTGGGCCTAAAGACGATAAAATACCAGCCATGTTAAGTAATGGTGAGTTTGTTTTTACAGCTAAGGCTGTAGATAACTTAGGTGGTCCTAGAGCTATGTACAACTTAATGAATAAAGCTGATCCTGAATCATCAAAAGGTAGAGGCATAATCTAGTGGCAGAAGCTATTACACAAATACAAAGAGAAGCTCCTTTTCTAGAAGACTTTAGAAGAAGATTATTACAAGGAGCGTTTGACTTAACTCAAACTCCAGGCACAGTTACAGAACAACAAATAGCTGGTATGCAACCGCTTCAGACAGGAGCTATACAAGGTATAGCAAGTCTTTTTGGTTTAGATCCTGTTACGGGTTTACCAACAGGAACGGGAGCTCAATACGATCCTGGTTTTGCATCTGGAATCGCTAGTCTTAATCAAGCGACTCAACAATACGATCCTAGCTCTAGCAACTACAATCAATTTTTTAATCAGTATCAAGCGGATGTAACAGCAGAAGCTCTTAAACAATTAGATGATCAAGCACAAGAAGCTAGAAATAGATTAGCGGGTGATGCTACCAGAGGTAATGTATTTGGTGGTTCCCGTTATGAAATAGCTAGAGGTGAATTAGAAAATAATTTACAAGACATTAAATCAAGAAGAATATTTCAAGACTTAGCACAGAATTTTGAACAAGCACAACAAAAAGCTATATCAACATCTGAAGCGGCTGCAGGCAGAAGATTATCAGCAGCGCCTATGTTTGCTAATCTTGGAGTGCAACAGGCAGGATTAAATCAACAAGGATTAGGTCAGTTGTTTAATTTTGGTCAACAACAACAAGCACAAAGACAACAAGAGTTTAATGAACAGTTTAGACAAGCTGAAGCTAGAAGAACTGATCCTTTCCAAAGAACAAGTTATTTTGGTGACGTATTACAAGGCGTGCCATCAGTTTCACAAACATTAACTCAAAAGCCAATGCCATATACTAATCCTACATTAGGAGCACTCGGCATGGGCCTTGGAGCATATGGATTATTAAATCAAAGCGGAGGATCTACAACCGGATCGGGTGGACCTTTTAGTATTTTTAGTTAGGAAATAAAATGGAAGATGATGATATTTTTACAAGTTTACCTGCAACAGGACTAACAGGAAGTAATGTTGATCTAACAATAGATCCAGTTCCAGCACCACAACCAACAGCAGGTAGCACCGCTTTTCCT